CAAGAACTTGATGGTCTGCACCCATATTATTAACTGTCCAATCGTTATTATTTCCTGAACTGTCATTTCCTAAATTACTTGCATCTTCAAATTTAAGATAATAATCGTTTGACCCAAAAGTTATACCTGAGGAAGCATCAATAGGCTTCCAAACACCATTTTTAAATTCTCCAAAATCATTTTGATTTAAATTTTGATTTAATATTCCATATACTTCTGCCATATAACCATCAAAAAATCTTGTGTAACTTGTACCATTTATATTTCCTACAGTCGAGTCACTTGCCCAAGGAATATACCACGTTGATACACTACCACTAACATTTATTGTTTGAGCAACACCATTAACCCAACAATATGCTTGTGTAGATGTAGCTTGATTCCATACTATGTGGTACCAACCTGTAGTATCTCTAAAAACTCCTGTTGTTTCCATAGTTTTATGAGTTGCGTGATATAATTTATCACTAGTATTAAAATATAATTGTGCTCCTCCACCAGTTCTTCCAACTATTGCTGAATAATCATAACCTGTCTCAGCTCTTTTTACCCAAGCACTTACTGTCCATTTTTGTCCTGAAATACTTCCAAAGTCTTGTGTTAAATAACTTTGGTCATCTCTATCAAACCTTGCTGATTGCTCTATCTGATAGTCATAAAATGCTGCTGCACCAGACGTAGCAGCGTGAAAAAACTCTCCTTTAAACATATGTAATCCTAAGCAAATGCAAGTTGTGGTGCTCCTAATTGAATTGATCCACTGGCTTTTACAAAATATGGTATCACATCTACAGCATTCGCAGCTGTTGAGATTGTAAGACCTGCTCCACCAGCAGTTTCATAATCTGTTCCTAACGATAATGTTCTACTTCCAGTGCCGTCCTGAATGAGTATAATAATCCCTGATTGTCCTGCAGACTCCGTGGACGGATTAGCTAATGTTATATTTCCTGTTGCTGTAAGTACAAAGTTTTGATAGGTATCAAAATCTAATGTAATACTACCAGAATTAGATGTGTCTGTCAACGTGCTTCCTACAGCACCAGCACCCAACAGCAACTTACCAGCCGCAGACATGTCCATGGTCAAGGGAGTTACAGCACTCCCACCGTCATCTCCCTTGAATATAATATCTTTGTCCTGCACGCTAGAAGTAATTACAGCATCGCTTGAGCTGTTACTAAAATCTAATATTGATGTACCACCAGATTTAAATGTCACGTTGTTACCTGCAGCATCAAGTGCAATGTCTCCTGCAGAGTCTAATGTTATTGTAGTAGCATCTACCTCAAATGTACCATCTGCTGTTATTTGTATGTTCGCAGCTGCAGCAGCAGTGTCTGTTGTTTCTACTGTTAGTGTACCGTTTGTACCTACAGTAAATACGGCAGTGTCATCTGTTGAACCTGTCATAGTCATGACTTTACCATTGATAGCTACGTCATCTACAGTTAATGCTGTAAGCGTACCTAAACTTGTAATGTTTGCCTGTGCAGCAGTAGAAAGTGTACCAGCAATTGAACCACCTGATACGTTGATACCAGCACTGAACACTGGTATTTGGTTCATGGTTACTACACCGTCTGAAGCGATTGCTATGGCATCTGCGTCTGAGGCAGAACCAATTGTACCACCATCTTTAATTAAAATATCATCTTTAAAAGTTACAATACCACCTGAAGATATTATCATAGCGTCTGCAGCAGAGGCAGAACCAATCTGTCCATCGTCTGCTATTTTTATATCGTGGTTAAATATAGCTGTACCAGCATCACTACCATCTAATGTTAAGAAAGTAGTGTCAGAACTACCATCGGTTCCTTTAAAGATAATATCACTATCACCAGCCTGTGCATCTAAAGTTATATTACCAGAAGATGTGGCAATGGTTACAGCAGCGTCACCAGTTCCTATATCATCAGCAGCAGTAGCAGAAGCTACGTATGATTTAATTCTAGAAGCTGCAACTTTTCTGTTTGTACCACCAGCACCATCATCAATTATAAATAAATCAGCATCTACAATGTCAGCACCAATATCTGTTGCTCCATCTATATCTATGGCAGCTACAGGTAATGTTCCTGAATCTCCTGTACCAATCAAAGTACCAGATGCAGTTGGTAAAACTAATGTCGCACTACTACTCGCAGAGTGTGGTGCAGCTTGTAATGTTTGTGCGTGTGCGTTAGAACTCTCACAGTAAAATAATATCTTTGCTTCATTACCTGTTCCAGTTCTTATGTCAATTACACCATCAGTAATTGATACACCACCAGATGAACCATTACCATCCATGATAACTTTACCACTACCATTTGGTAATAAATTAATATTTCCGTTTGATACAGAAACAATATCGTTTCCATTAACATCAAGGTCACCGCCCAATTGCGGAGTTGAATCCTCTGATACATTTGATATCGCACTAGATGTTGCAAGTCCTGATACTACAGCACTTCTTGTAATTTTTTTCAGACCACCACCGGATGTGTCTACAGCTAGGAATACATCATCGTTAGCCACAGTAGATATTTCAGATAAGTCACCTACAGCTACAGGATTAAAATTAGTTCCGTCTGCAACGAGTATGTGTCCTGAAGTGTTCGTGCCCATTACTAAGTCATCACCTGTTATAGTAAGATCACCACCTACAACTACATCACCGTTGAATGTAGCTTTACCTGCAAGAGCCATGTCAATGTCCAAAGCTGTAATCGCAGAAGAGCTATCAGTTCCTTTAATTTTAAAATTCTTATCTGCAGTGCTAACTGTAAGTTCTACATCTGTAGAGTTGTTAGCAATGTCTAGTACAGAAGTGCCATCGTCTTTTATGGTTACGTTTGCACCACCTGCGTCTAGTACAATGTCTCCCCCGGAGTCTATAGTAATATCTGTACCATCGTTAGTTATAGTGTCTAGTGCAATGCTACCTACGTTAGTTATATCTGCATCGTTAAATGAAGTAGCACCAAAAGTGTTTGAAGCAGCTGTAGATGTAATACCACCAGATGCTGTAATTAATTGTGAAGCGTTTACAGTGAATGCAGTTGAACCACCAGTTGCTACTGTGATAACATCAGAACCACTGAATGTAATACTTGAGTTTGTGTCACCGTCACCAGCTATGGAGTCTAACTGTACAGCACCTACGTTGGATAGTGCAGCATCGCCAAAGTCTACAGCACCTGCTACGGTTAGTGTGCCTGATACATCTACGTTACCGTTTATGTCTATGGTTGTGGCAGTAAGGTCTATTTCTGTATCTGCAACTAAATTTAGATGACCGTCAGTTCCTGAATTTATATAAATAGCATCATCTCTAAATCTTATTTGTTCTTCGCTGTTCATAAGTATTTCATCAGAAAACTTAAAATAGTCCTCGTCTTCCATCCATGTTATAATACCATCGTTGGTTTCCCCATCGAATGTCAGAGCTATGTCTGTTCCTGCTGCTCCTGTGCCAAACGTAGGTTGTAGGAATGCTGAAGCTAACTGATCAAATTCTGCATTTAAATCTGAAGCCTCAATAACACCACCATCAACAATTCCAGATGAACTTTGTCTTGTATATACTGCCATTTACCTTCTCCCTCCCGGTGTGAACTCTAATTGAAAACCTTTTATTCCAAAAGGTATGTTTGTACTTGTATCCGTTATTTTAATTGCCACTGAAAAACCAGAGCCCTCGACACTCTGTCTTGTAATAGGCAAATCACCCTGTCCGAATGCAGCTGTACCAAACACCGCTGTTCCGTACAGAGCACCACTTCCTGATGTAGCCAGTGTAATTACATTGGGCTGTGGTGTGTTTACGTCATCGTAGTTGTAACGTACAAATAAACTGGCACTTACTTCACCCTCAGGTTTCCAGTTTAAGTTTACTCTCTGCATGCTTTTTCTAATACCTGCATCACCCATTACTATGTCTGGTGATCTGTACGTAGCATCTATAATGCTTGTGCTACCTGCTCTGGTAAATACATTACCTGAATCTTGTTTATAGATATAACCATCATACCCACCGTGTATGGTAGTTTCTACATTGCTAATTAAATCTGAATCACAATCAGCAACTTTTAATCCTTTTAAATCTGCGTATTCGTAACCCATCTGTTTTGAGTTTGGGTTTATTTTAATTACAGCAATTAAACCTTTTTGACTTGTTTCTAATCCTCCTGTTACTGGATAGAACAATCTATACTGTGTTTTGTTTCTAATAACAGTTGCTGTGACGTTGTCATAACCAATCTCATTTATTCGTTCCTGTACCTGTTTAGATACAGTACCCAATTCAACGTCACCAATTCTTTCTGTACCAGCAATTGTTCTAAGTCCGTCAGCTGATAAGAATATAATGTCTCCTCCCAGTTCCTGTATGGAATGATGTGCAATCGTACCAACACTTTTCGCCACCTCGGCAAGTGCAAAGTTTGCTAAACTTGTTCCTGTAAGTTTATATATCTTGTTCTCTCCAAAAATAAATAACTCATTACGGAAAACTTTCATACCTGTAACTTCTGTACCTATCTTAAATGAACCTGCACCATCACTAGCATCAAAATCATCCTCTGCAAACGGTGCACTAAATATTACTTCTGCCTTGCTGTTGCTCATGCCTGCGTAGAACATGTGGTTGGCAAAAGACTTTACAAACTTCGGTGCTGTCGGTGCTGTCCCTCCACCTGTACCATTTATTATATCTTCT